AGGACTTCGTGAGCGAACTTGCCGAGCTTTTCCGCGAGCGCATAGACGGCGAGGAGGTCGGCACCAGCCTCGCCGCCTGCTAGTTTTTTAGCTCGTCGGCCTTCGGCGCCTCGTCAGCGAGGATCGCGTTGGCGACGCGCGCGACCACGTTGGAGTCGGCCTTGTTGAGCAGGGTCGGCTTGTGCTCGAGCGTGAACAGCTTCTGGCCGTTCGCGTCGGTGGCCTTCATTATCAGAAGGTCAACGAGGAGCTCCATATCGCTCTCCTTGCTCTTGCGATAAAGCCGGTTCTTCTCGGCGAGCGTGACGGGCGCGGCGTAGACGGTCAGCTTCCACTCGGGCACCTCGATCTTGCGGGTGCCGAGGGAGGCGAAGTGCTCACGGACTAGGTCGATAGCATCCATTCAGCACCTCAAACCGTCAAAGTGCTCAGGACGCCGTTGCCCTCGATGGTGATCGAGCCCTCGACCATCCCGTCGAACGCGGCGCTGATGTCGAACTTGGTCACGATGCCGCCGCCCGAGTAGTAGGTGGAGGTCGAGGCGATGCCCTCGGGGTAGAGGTTGACCGTCACGGTCGAGCCGATGGTCAGCGCGATCTGCCCGGCGTCGGTCTCGTCCCAGTAGAGATCGCCGTTGACGGACCACGTCTTCAGCGTCGCCTTGCGGGTGCGATACGTATCGCCGATCACCGAATCCTCGACAACGTCGGAGGAGTGGGCGAGCGCGTAGTTGCGGAGCTCCCCGATGGTGGTCGAGGAGATTTTGACGGTGCCTTCGCGGCCGAGATGGTTAGCCATTTTAGTCGGTGGTTAAGTAAATGCAGTTAAAGGTATGACGCGCCACGCCCCAGTGGCGCTCCTCGTCAGGCTCGATCACATATTCTACCGATTGTAAAAGCAGATCACGGCACACGCCGCCCAGCGTGACATCGGCCAAAACCGCAGCCTCAACCGCATCCGATCCAGCGTCGAAAAGGTCGTCGATGATGGTCGGAGAGTTGACCGCCTCCGCCGTGAAGTAGTCCACGGTGACCTGCAATTGTCGATATTGCGTCCGGTTCGCGGGCGCCAGCGTTCGCACCTCGATATCTTCGCGCACGGCGTAGACCGCCGCGGCCGGGAAGCTGACCGAGGCGAGCGTGTTGTTGCGGCCCTTGATTAGATTGGCCGTTGGGACGACGCCAGCCTGCGTCAGCTTGAGCCCAATGGCGTTACGGATGTTGGTACGAGTGCTCACGCGGCGATGGGTTCGGGTACGGCTTGCGCGCCTTCGACTTTGGTGAAGCCCAGATTGACCGCGCCGCCTGCGAGTAGGCGCTTGATCTTCTTCTCGGTCGTCTGCGTTCTCGACCGGAAAGCCGCGTCAATGCTGCGCTGGTAGCCCGGGATTTTGACGTTGAAATTCACGGCCGAGATGAAAGGCGCTTTCCGGTTTGAGTCGCCGAACCAGTAGCGGACAACGCCTGACTGGTCAGCGAGGCGCTCGGCGAACTTCTTGTACTTGGCGCCATTGGCCTTCGCTGCCGGAATCCAGCCCGCAACCGTCCAGCCGACGCGATCCTCGATGGCCTTGCGGTAGCGTCGCACGTCCGCCTTGAAGGCCGCCAGATTGCCCAAGTCGCGCGGTATGCGTCCGTACTTGTTGCGGGAGCGCAGATGCGCCTCGGCCACTTGGGTGACATCGGCAAGCACGCGGCGGCCGCCCCAGTAGTGGATCGCGGGATTCCTCAGCAGGTTGTTCAACTTCTCGGCCTCGCGACGACGAACCATCCGCGCCATCGACTCGTAAAGGCTGCCGGGCGTTGCCTTGGCCTTGAGCGAGTTGTAATCGAGCACCGCGGTCATCTTGCCGATATCCTTCCTGACCGCGTTGACGCCCTGCATCCTGCTTTTCGGAGGAGTGAACTTGATGAAAAGCTGCGTCAGATACCGGCTCTCCTCCTTGATGATCGGCCCGAGTCCGAACTGCGAAACCGCTGCGAGCTTGGTAAGGGCTCGCGATAGGTTCTGATTATCTACGCTGATCAAGATCATATCACCTTGCAGACGTCCATCTCGCAGCCCGAACCCTCGGCGTCAAAGCGCACCTGCTCGACGAAGTAGGTCACGCCCGCACGCACGCAAGTCGTCGAAGGCGCAGGCGTGCCGGTAATTTGCGAGGTCGTGAAGAAGACGGTAAAGCGCACATCGTCCCGGCGCTGCTCCTCGAAGTCGCCGAACATCGTCCGGCTAGACGACCAGACGCCCGTGATCGAGGAGCCGAAGTAAGAGAACGTGATCCCTGCCTGATCGAGGATGGCGCCTTGATCGGCGGCAAGCTGGGTCGGGTCGAAGTCACGGACGGCCATACTTAATCGCTAATTGTCACAACCTGCGACGACTCCGAAAACTGGTCATCCTGCGCTATGCCGGATGGGACGTGCCAAAAGTGTTTGCGGACTGCGCCAGCGATGATGCACGGGGCGCTGTTGACCGTGAAGAAGTCATCGGCATCGCGGATCAGCCGCGGGAGGTGGGCGGGGGAGCGGGCGCAGAGCATATCCCGGTCGGGCACGCCTTGCTCGCGCAGGTGGCCCAGCTGCAAGGCGTCCACGAGGAAGACGATCCGGTGCTGCGTTAGTTCGGCGCAGGCGTCCAGCAGCGCGCCTAGCGAGTGCTGGCGCCCCTGCGAGTAGCCCATCGGAGCGAACAGACAGACCGGCTCGCGGATGCCGTACTCGGCGAGCATCGGCTGTTCTCCGATCAAGTCAAAGACCGGGCGCCGGTCGAGGCCGGCGAACTCGGGATGCAGGCCGAAGACGAAGTCGGACCACGGCTTGCCGCTCCGGCGGTAGTCCTCGTACCGATGCGGCCAGACTTGGAGGTCGATCACGCGCCCGTACTTCATCGCCTCGCGGTCCTCCGGCCGGGCCGGGCGGGCGTAGCTTACGCAGTTAAAGAGCCCCCAGTACGGCTCGAGGCACTCGACGTACACGCTGTGCCCTTGGCTCGCGAGGCAGCGCGCAATCGGCAGGATGCGGATGATGTCGCCAAGCCGCATATGGTACACGAGGCAGATCTTCATCGGCGGAAAACCATCGTTAGGATGTTCGGCCCCTGCGCGTCCGGCTCCGGCTTGCGGACGGCGTCCTCGGGGTTTCCGACGTACACGGCCCGCATCCCGGCGCGATGGAATAGCCGCGCCAGCGTCTCCGGCGTGAAGTGCCAGAGATGCTCGCCCGGCCTGCGGTGCTTCCAGCGGGCGAACCACTCCGGCCCAAGGTACGGATGATACCACGGGAGCGAGACGACGACGGTCTGCGCGCGCAATAGCTTGATGCAGGTCAGGTCGTCGAAGTGCTCGAGCGAGTCGAAGAACGTGACCACGTCCCAATCGCCAGCGGACCAGCCGAGGTGCCATTTGCGGATGAAGTCCGGCAGCGGGTACGGCGAGATATCGTGCCCGAAGAGCTTGGCGTTCGGCTGCATCGCCCACATCGCCTCGAGGAAGGCACCGGTCCCGCAGCCGACGTCGAGCACGTTGACCGCGTCCGGCGCCCAGCGGTTGACCAACTCGGCGCGGATGCGCGAGAGCTCGGCCTGCGGGTACTTCTCGTACCGCGCCACGTAGGCGTGATCGTAGACGGCCGTGATGCGGCGATCCGCGGCGCAGAGCGCGCCCGTGTCCCAGTCTAGGTGATAGCCTTCGGGGATCATAGCGCGTCAGGGTTGCGGGTTTTGAAGATCGCCTCTCCGGCAATGTAGCGGTCGCGCGAGTTGTTGTGCGCGTAGGTCGCGTCCATCTGCGCCTTGCCGAAAGCCGGGTGCTGGTGCTCGAAGCGGAATCGGTCGCGCGCGTCGATCACGATGCCGTCGCGCCAAGCCCGGTGCGAAAACTCGTTGTCGCTGAAGACCGACTCGTAGCCCTCGAAGAATAGATCGCCCTGCGCCTCGAGCCGGGCGCGCGAGAGGATCGCCATACAAAGGAGCTTGTCCGTCCGATGCCCATCCGAGACGGCAAGGACGATCTGCTCCTTCTGGAGGTCGCGGCCCTCGACGAGCGAAAGCAGTTTCGCGTCCCAGCCCGGCGGCGGAATCCAGTCATCCGAGACTTGCACGAGCAGATCGCCGCGCGCCTTCTTCGCGGCCAGATTCCACGCGGCGACGCACGACCGCTTCTCCGAGGTCACCGAGACGAACTGCCGCGCCATCTGCACCGACTCCTTGTCGTCCGCATCGACGGCGAAGATGTGCTCCACGCGCTCCGGCCGTTCGGCCATTTGCAGCCAGACCTCGCGCGAGTTGACCGCCTTCGAGGTCCGCCCGCGGGTGGCGTGCAGGAGCGAGATGCGCGGCGCTTCGCCTTGGTGGAACTGCGATTGCAGGATGTTCGCACGCGCCTCGTAGCCGTCGAGGCGGAACGCCCGCGCGGCCAGATCGTAGCCCGCCCAGCCGTAGTACTTCTGCTCGGTCGTCCACGGCCGGTCGGCGCCGATGGGCTCCCGCAGGCGCAGCATCTCCTCGGCCCACCAGCGGGCGCGCCGCCCGTCGTTCTTCTCGAAGGTCAGCAGGATGACGGCGGCGTAAGCCTCGCGGCACCACGGGAAGACGGCGTGCGCTTGCAGCGCGTAGCCCATCGCCTCGCGGTGGTCGCTGGTCAACTTGGCAAGATTGAGCAGCGCCTCGTACCGGAAGGACGCCTCGAGGTTTGGGAAGCTGATCGCGATCTTGCCGAACTGCTCCGCGGCCTGCCGGTTGCCCGAGCAGACGTGCTCCTGATGGATGTAGAAGTATTGCGTCGGAGTCTCCTTAACCGAGTGCCCGAGGATGCGGAGGTTCCGGCGGCGGTTCTCCTTCTTGATCGACTTCGGCTGGTGGACCCAGACCGGCGTCGCGTGGTCTTCGTGCTTGTCGCCGGCGAGGAGCAGAAGGTTTTCGTGAACGTCGTGGTGCCAGCGGCGCCCAGCGGCAAAGGCCGAGGCGCGGATCGCCCGCTCGCGGTGCAGCTTCTTGTTCGTTCCGCGGACATCGTACGGGCAACGGACCATCGACACGCCCTCCGGCAGCGCGGCCAGCTTCGCGCGAAAGGCAGCTGCGGCGCACTCGCTCGCGTCCTCGATCACGTCGTCACAGTCGGCCCAGATCAGCCAGTCGCCGCTGCCCAGCTTGAAGGCTGCGTTGCGTGCGTTCGCGAAGGAGTCGACGTGGTCCCATCGCTCGGCGCCCGGCCCGTTCTGGTAGTCGGTCCAGAGCATCACCTTCCCATTCTCTCGGCACCACGCGGTCGCAAGCTCGATGGTCGCGTCCGGCTCCTTGGCCCCGATGGCGCGAACGAGCGCGAACTCGTCGAAGAAATGCCGAAACGAGGACAGCATCGTCACGATGTGCTCGGCCTCGTTGCCTGCGATGACGCAAAGGGAGATCCGCATTGCGCTGCGCGACCCGTCAAAAAGAAACCCGCGCCCCAGTTACGGAGCGCGGGTCGATCTGGCGGATGCTATCCGTCAGGATCAGGAGTACTGCGTGGCCACCAACTGGCCCGCGTTGGTGTTCACCACCTTCTCGGCAACGTAGTGCGACGCGCGCACGATGTTCGACTTGATCGACTCCTCACGGTAGGTGAAGACGCCGATGGCGGGACCGTACTCGCTCCAGTTGAGCGTGAACCCGGCGCCACCGCCGAAGTAGCCCGCGCCGCCCTCGGTCACGGAACCGACCCAGATGTAGGCGTTCGACCAGACGTTCGCCGCGGAGTAGGCGACGCCCTCAGCGGCCGAGTCGTAGGCGGCGCGGCCGATCAGCACCTCGGACACGCCGAAGACTTCGGCGGCGGCCTGCGTGCTGGCGTTCAGGATCGTGTCGCTCGAGATGCCAGCGCCGCGGAGGCGGTTCTGGAACTTCGTGCTGGCGCGGATACGGGTCCAGACCGGATACGGGATGACCACGCGCAGATTGCTCGTGGACTCGCCGTTCGCGATCAGCCGGTCAATCGCCAGCTGCACGTCCTCGCCAACGTCGAACGTCGCGATGTTCGCGGTCGTGTAGGCGGTGCCCGAGTTGGTCGAGGTGAAGTTCGACGTGTTGAAGATCTCACCAGCGACGCGGAGCTCGTGCGCGAGCAGGAGCTTCCGGCGGGCGAGCTTGGCGGCGATGACCTCGGCGTTGAAAAAACGCGAGATGTCGGAACTCACCGTATCGTCTACGGCTTCCTCGTAACCGAATTCGTTCGCATTGTAGGTCTCCTGCGTGTAAGCGCGGGTACCACGCGGGAACGTCGCGTACGGGTCGCGGACCTTCACCTCAGACTTCAGCAGCTGACCCTGCTGGAGTTTGAAGCTCGGGTACTGACCAGCGCGGACGGGGACGTTGAGGATGGGCATCACGCGCGTGCCGATCAAACTGGTTTCCCAGTCCTTGGCCTGCTCGAGGACGCCAGCGATATCGCCGCGGAAAACCGCAGCAGCGTTGGAGTACATTGTATTTTAAAGGTTAAGTTAGAAGTTCTTCGGGATGTACTCGACGACCGCGGCCGTCGTCGAAGTGGTGAGGATCTTGCCCACGGTCACGGTGCCGCTGAGGGCGACCTGACCGCTGGCCCCGGCGAACAGGGTGTCGCCGACGGTGATCGGACCAGCGACAAGCTGACCCTTCTGGGTGCCCGGTCCGGTCATAAACTTCACGGTGACGTAATCACCGGAAGCGGCATCGTTCTGCGCGACGCCATCCGGACGGGTGCCGGTGGCGGACAGACCGACGCCGCGATTGTTGGAGATCGTGACCATCCGGAAAGCGGTGATCGTTTCGTTGGCGAGGAACGTGCCCGCGCCGATGTATTGAGTAGCCATCTGAGTAGGTGGTTAGAGTTTGATAAGTTCACCGGCCTGCACGCGGGAGCGGTAGGCGGCGTAAAGGTCAGGGTTGTTCTTGATCGCGAAGGCGATGGCCGCGCCCTTGTCGCCCTTGAGCTCGGTCGCCTTGGCAGCGACGACGGCCTCGAACGTCTTGGACTCGTCCTTCTTCGCGGGAGCCTCGGCGGAAACCGCGGGAGCGGCGGGCGCCCCGATGGTCTTCGCGAACTCCTTCAGCGCGTCGGCCGCGGCCTGCTTGGCAGCGAGCGCAATCGCGTCGTTATTCGCCGACATCGCGGCGGGCTTCTCTTCGGGCTTCGGGATCATCGACTCGAGCTTGGCGAGCCGGTCCGTCATTCCCATCATCGCGGAATCAATCATCCCAGCGATAGCTTTCTTCAGATCATCATTCATTTCTGGAGTGGGTTCGATTTCAATGGAGACGCCAGAGGCGTCGTTAAACTTGGACATCATACGGGAAAAAAGTCCCTCCGCGTTGGCCGCGGGCTCGCTCACGAGATCGACCGAGTAGATCTCCGTGCAGCGTTGCAGGACGGTGCGCTTATCCGCGCCCATCTCGACCGGGCCGGAGAACGCAATCGAGAGCCCGAACGTGTCGGGGATCTTCTCCGCGATCTCGAGGACGTACCCGCGGTGCGGCGAGTTCTGGAGTAGGTGCAGATCGCCGAGCAGCTTGCGCCCCTCGATCCTCAGCGCGTCCACGTACCCGATGATGTCGCCCGCGCCACCCGAGTGATCGAGTTTCACCTTGAGCCCGCCGCTGTATTGCTCGGCCGCGGCCTTTACTTGCTCGAGCGTCTTCGCGTCGATCATCACGCCGTGCCCGAGCGCCGGGCCTTCAGTGATCAGCGAGACACCGCGGATCACGCCCGAGGCGGCGTCGATCTGCCCGGCGGCGGCGGCAAAAGTAATGGTGGGAGCGGCCATCTCAAAGGCCGCGTCCGTCAAATTATTTCGGCGCTTTGACGCCTTCGCCCGCGCGGCGCCGGTATGCGGTCACGCGCACGACCTTCTTTGTAACCTCATCCCATACAGGGAAAACGGAGACCTCGACTGCCTTCGCGCGGATCGCTGGCCCGAGCAGCACGCGCACATTATCGACGCTGCACTCCAGCTGCTCCGCGATTTTGTCGCGCGAGTCCCAGCCGGGCGGGAGGACGTAGGTCCGCCGGTTCTGCGCCTCGACTAGTTGCTTCCAGTTCATAGCTTGAGCAGCGCGGCGAAGTGCGATTCGCCCTCGATGATCGGGATGTTCAAGTGCAGGAACGCGCCGCTCTCCGCGACAAGCTGCACCGCGTACCCGTGCGACCAGTCCGTCGGCGCGGTGTGCTGCCAGAGCGGCTGCAGCTGGCAGAGGCAGCCGGGATTCCACGCGCCGATGATGCCCGACGAGATCCGGCGCACGATGTTGGACTGCGCGCGGTGCGTGTGCCCGAAGACGCAGTTGCCCGAGATCTTGTCCACGGTCGCGGCCACGGCGTTCTTCGCCGTGCTCACGCCGTGAAAGAAGAAACACTTTCCGCGCTTGATCACGCCGGGCACCGGCAGCCCATCGTAAAACTCGCCTTGCCGATAGTACGCGATGCCGCGCTCCTTGAGCCCGAGCCGGAACTCCGGCGCGAGTAGGCGGCGCAAGCCCTCGGCGTCCTTCTTGTGCCGGAGCACCTGTGTCACGCACCAAGTCTCGACGCGGCGCTCGTGGTTCCCTTCGAGGTACTCGATCTTCGCGCGCGGCGCTGCGGACTGGAGCGCGTCGAGGAAAGCCTTAGCTGCGGCAAGATCTTCCTCGTAGGTGTAGTCCGTTTCCGCGACATAGCCCATCACGTGATGCTGCGCCAAAAAGCCGCCGCAGTCCACGTGATCGCCGAGGAGGATGATCTCCTGCGGGTCCAGCGCCTTGATGTCCGCGAGCATCGCCGCCAGCGCGGGCTTGTCGATCAGGCAGCCGTGGGTGTCAGGGATGACGACGCGGACGATGTCGCTGCCGGATCGGCGCCGCGTCGCGGCGGGCGCGGGCATCTTCGTTTTGCGCGCCTTGGTCGCGTTCGCGAGCGCGGACCGCGCGACATCGAGCTCCTTTCGCAGGCCCGCGACCTCGGCCTCGTAAACCTTGCGGGTCTCGTCCCGCTGAACTGCGCTCCAGTCAGTCACGCTTCGCAGCCTCCTCGGCGTGCTTCGCGTCCTCGCGCTGGGCGATGCGCCAGTCGCGGTGCCAGCGCCAGATCAGGAACGCGAGCGAGACGACGCCAGTCGCGATGCCGAGCCCAGAGTGAATCTGGCCGGCGGTCACGGTGGCGACCGGAGGAGCGATAGCGGCGACGGCGTCGGCGGGCTTGATCATCGGAGGAAGGCGTTACTTGCTGCGCGTCATCTGGTGGCGCACGCCGAGCCAGAAGTACACGCACGCGAAGGAGACCGTGAGGATCTCGGGCTGGAGCCCGGCGAGTTGGTCCGCCGGGCGGGTCCAAATGTAGGCGCACGCGCCCGCGACCATCAGCGGCCGGACCATCTGCGTGCTGAAGGCGGCGATGGCGAGGAGCCCGTGCTGCCAGCTGGGCGCGTTAGCGGGCGGCGCGTAGCTCGAGCCGACCGTGCCCTCGACGGCCTTGGCGAAAGCCTCAACCTCGGCGATGGCGATCTGCTTCTCCTTGAGCGCCGCGATCTCCGCGATCCGCCGCTTGCTCGCGCTCCACTCCTTGAGCTCGCCCACCGCGGAGCCGAGCACCTGCGTCAAACCGCCGAGGATCGTGCCTCCGGCGGCGCTGGCGAGGAAGGAGAGGAGGCTCATCAATTAGGAGCCGCTCGGCAAAACCGGCGGCGCTTGGATTGCCTTCGCCAGCGTCTCGACCGACTGGCGAAGGATGTCGTGCTCCTGCGCCGTACCGCGGAAGGCCGCGGCGACGTGCGCGAGGTTCTGCAAAGCCTGCTCGGGAGTCAGTTGGTTTTGATTCACGAGGCAGGACGCGCCGTCAAATCACAGCGGTGTCAGACCGGCGTTCTGCGCGAGCACCTTGTAGAAAGCCTCGTCGGTGGTCCAAGCGTCGGTCTGCGCCTCGGTGGCGTTGACGAGCTGGGCGCTCACCTCCGCACCGGCGGCGTCGAGGAGCACGCAGTCGGCCACGGCGGGGCCATTCTGGTAGTTGACATACCGAACGCCAAACTGGGTGGCGGTCTTGGTGCCGCTGGAGGTCCAGACGGAAACGGGGGAGATGGCGATGTTCATAGGAGATTAGTTGTTGGTGGTCTTGGCGTGGATGTAGTAGATGGTGCCGCCGATATCCACCTCGATGGTGCGGTTGGGCGACGTAGGCGAGACGGTGGCGACGGTACCGAGCTTCCAGTTGGCGGCAGTCCCACCGGACGGAGCGGCAGTACGAACGGCCCCGCCAAACGTCGCGAGCGAGTCGCTGCGTGCAATCTTCAGCGCATCATTGGACGTGCCGTAATTGTAGATGTGCAGGTCGCTGTCAGTCGTATTCCGCAGAC